GTTCTTTATGTCTATATCTGTTTTCATACTACCAATTCGTTGATTTCTTTAATAGCTTTATTTTTTGCCTTTTCAAGACGAGTGTTTACAGTCTCTTTCGCCCAAAGCTCAGCAGATGCTAAAACGTCCTTGCTTTCGAGAGATTCTACATGACTTGCATAATTCATACCTGCAACAACTACCAAAGCGAAGACTTGTGAATATTCCCTGCCTAATTGGCTTATCATCTTTTGCCCCTCAGAGACGCCATTTGTGCCGTTTAAAACGACCTCAAAAGCAGACTCTATTTGTTTTACACCATAGTCGTAAATTGCATACCAAACTGACGAGCGAAGATTTCCTGTGTGGTCAATCCAGCTTTCCTCCTTAGACCTATCTCTGATTTTCACAACGCACTCCTCACCTAATTTGGAAAGAGCCATCATGATCTCGTTTTTTAAAATCTCAAATGCCTTGTAAAGAAGTTTATCTATAGCACTTGTAGGAGTTGTCATTTTTATTCCCATATTAAATCCAAATCTTACACTGATGTTGGTATCTATGAAAACCTTTCACTGTGAATACTTGACCACAGCCCTTACCAAAGAAATGAATGCGAATTTTATCTCCAAAGACAAAATCACGACAATTCTGTGGTAAATTGTAAACAGTGTACGAATAAGGGTGTACACTGCCGTCTGGAATTGTGATCTGGTTAGCCTTTCCAGCAGGAACAATATCGCACTTATAGGCGTTATTAACCCAATACTCTTGACCCTTTATAAAGTCTCCAGTTTCGGGGTCTTCGTGCCCTTTTGTGGTCATCAAATAACTTAGTGTATGAGTTGCAAAATCTATTACAGCCATATCATCCTCCGAAAGTCACTGTTGGCTTCTCGATAGTCACAATATCTTCACCAATAGAGTTGTAAAGTGAATTAACTCGGGTCAATAACCGCTCCTTGTCCTTATCAGAAAGAGTGCCTACACTCTTATCTGACTCCGAGTAGTTAACGGCTTGCAAAAGAGAATAAAGACAATCTGCAAGCGCACCTTTCCATTGTCTTGTTTTAGCTATGTCGTAGGAATACTCAGAATTACCATCCAACTGACGTTCTATAAGCTTATTTTCGATAAAACCTATAGGTAGCGGATAGTGAATTTCATCACGGAGCGCCTGCAAAATTGTCTTCATATTAACCCTGTGCAGTTAAGTTAGATAATAGAGAAGTCTCTTGTTCATCACTCAAAGAGTTAACAGCAGAGATAACGTTTTCATCTGTTGCGTTCTTAGCCACCTTAACTCCTAAAGCTTTCAATTGAGCGATAACATCCACTTTCTTGTATTTCTTACCATTGATAGTGGTAAATGCATCTGCGGTATCAAGCTTTTCTTTTTCCTTATCTACTTCTGTAGACTTCTCTTCTGAACAATCAAGTACATAGATTTGATCCACGTCCTCAATTACAGGAAGAACCAATGATTGACCATTTGTAGTCTCTCTTAGTGGGTCTGTAGTAGAATATTTAGAGATAAGCTTATATTGGTCTACTGTAGCGTATTTAACACCCTCTACAGGGTTTGTTGCTTCAGCAAGAGTACCCCATACAAGAGAGCCGACAGTATCAGAGCATAAGAATACCATTCTTTCTGCATTCCATGGTTTCTTGCTCTTTTGCTGACCATTCTTTTCAAAGATAACAGAGCGGTCTACAACCTTTATCTCAATATCGAATTCATCTTGGAAAGCTTGAGTAAACTTACTAACAGAAGGTACTTTTAAGGTAGTTTCATCTGTATATACCTTATCGTCTGCATCTGCAACAAGTTCACGAGCCCAACGTTCTTTACGAATATCGTTCAACTTAGATTTTGCAACCATAAGAGTGGTAATCGTATTGCCGTCGGCATCAGCTTTACTACGGATATTCTCGATGTCCTCATAACTAACGTGACCCTTAACAATAGTACCAAAAGTATTGCTATCTAAGTAGCCAAAGTTTACACGCAAACCTGTACCTGCATTATCTTCGTCCTCAACAAGCAATACACCCTCAGAAAGAGCAGTTAAGAAGTTAGCCTCATTCTTCTCGTCAATACCGATAGAACAAGCATCACCGTCATTAAGAAGCTTTGTAAGGATACGTTGCTTTTCAGCTTTCTTTGCTTCATCTGTAGTCGCAGTCTCATAGTGAGCTTTCATAATGTTGATAGCATTAATTTCTGTCTCACGAAGGACTTTTTTCATACCCACCTTAGGCAACTTACCATTAGAAGTTGCAAGAGTTCCACGCTTTTTAATTGGCAGTGGAGAGTCCATCGCAACCATATCAGCAGCTACATAAGTAGTCTTTGCAGAAGTACCTTCCCATTTCTGGTCAGAGCTGTACACTGGCAACAACATTTCCTTGTGGAGGTAAGAACGCTTAACGGGAGCTTCTTTCTCCTTTACATAAAGATTTAATTTCGGCCAAATCGCAGAAATAAACTGAATAAAAAGTGATTCTTTCATTTCTTACCTCCTTTTTTAATCGTGTTCAAAAATCAAATTAGGGAGAGCTGTTTTAATCGCAGTTCTCATTTCACTTGTAAGGGGATAAGGCATTGCTTTATCGTTTACACGACCACAATCCATAATTCCCACTAAAGGCTCGTTTGCTGGCTTAGAGCAAACTACGACACCTGCATACTCATGCTTAGTTGGAAGAGCTTTATACGCTGAACCATCTACAGGCATAGGCTTATAGGTGTAATTTCCATCTTCGTCAAGTGTACGAATAACAAGATGTCCTGCCTGAATAACATCACCTTTAAAATCGGTTGTGTCAAGAGTAGCACCGCCTGTAATTCCACCAACGAACTGACGGATAACAACTGAGTCTAACCCAAAGACCATCTTTGTAGACTCGCTTACCAAATTAGCTTTTGCACCCATTTGTACTTTAATTTTAAGAATTTAACTTTTGACGATTAAAGCTTAGCCAGTTCTTTCACCTCATCGTCAGACATCATTTCATCGTCATTCTTCTTAGAGCGTGTTTCAAGAGCACCTCCGCTAACGGCTGGAGCACCCAACTTCTCAAGACCACGATTAGCTCTTTCTTGGTTTTCCGCCTCAAGATCTGCTTCAATCTCTTCAACGTAATCCTCGAACTCCTCATCGTTTTTGAATGACATACGATTAAAGGCTTTGAGAGTTCTTTCACCAAACTTGCCTGTATTCTTCAATAGACTTTCAATCTTAGCTCTTCTACTATCAGCTGTCTTACCACTCTTTAGCGCAGTAATTTCAGACTGCATACCATCGAGTTTTTCTGACATAGACTTCAAAATCTTAGCAAGTGGTGAATCATCTTCTTCGCCATCATTCTTCTTGTTCTTTTTAGAAGTCTGACTCTTACGATTCTTACGACTTACTGGATCATCGTCGTCATCGTCATCATCATCATCTTCTTCCTCATCTAAAGAATGAGCATTTTTGTACGCTTGGACTCGGCTGTCTGACACTGTTTGTGAGAATTGGAGGAATGGTAAGGCGGAATCAATTGCATCGTCTACAGCTTCCTTAATCTCCTCATCACTTGCATCTTCTTTAATTTCGGAATCAAGTTTGTCGGCAATTTTAGCAGCGACACCCTTTAACTCTCTGCGACTGAACCCAAGAGCCTTAACGTCCTTACTTGTTTTCAGCGCTTCCAACACCTTTCTAAAATGTTTCTTCATTGTGAATTTATTTATAAATAAAAAAATGGCCTGCAGTGCGAATGAACGCAAGCAGACCAAAGTTCGTAGAACCATCAATGAGCAACGAATATACGAATAGTTCTGTTGCGTGCAACTTCACACGCTTTCGATTACAAATTTAATAAAACTTATTTGATTATCAAATAAAAATGAAAAAATATTTTATTTGCGATTTATGACACGAAAGCAAAGAGGTGGGTATATTTGTATTGTTTTCGTGTCATGTGCTGTTAGAGCGAAAATAAAATACCTTAGAAACTATTTAATCACGTTGGGTAGTTAAAGTTAATCAATGTTACAAACATACAAGCAAGTCATTTTTTTGCATTTGAGAGCATAAAAAAAGGCGATAGGTATATTTGTGTTACCTACCGCCATAAGAGCTGTAAAATCAAAATTAATATATCTTATATGTATATTTTATTATCTTTTGCTTTTCTTTGGAAGCACCCAACCTCGATGCTTTGCAACAGCTTGGTTAAATCTCATCCACACATCCTCATCTTTAAACTCAAAGTGCATTGTTCCTTTTTTGAAAGCTTTTACACGAAAGAAAGCCCAATCAAACCAAACTCCATAACCAATTCTATTAGTGTAAATGTACTTGTTTAGCTCTGGTATTTCATCATAGTTTGTCGCTGTGATATAACACAAAGCTCTCACAACATCCTCAATTCTCTCTCTATTTGTAGAATAGTATGAGAAATTGATAACAACAGAGTCTCCAAAACGTGGTTCGTATCTTGTCATATAAGGCACGATAAACTTTCTATTTATCATGTAGTTAGCATTGGTTTTCCACTTTTCACCTGCTGTTGAATTTTCAGCAGAGAAAGCGCAAATCATATCAAAAGCTTCTAATAATGCTTTATCCATTCTTTGACCTGTTGTCTGAATAACCATGTTCAAAACTTGATAAACGTTGTGCATTGTAAAAGGTACATTTACTTGAGTTTCAATGAACTTATTTATTTGCTCACGCAAGCCCATAGTTGCGTGCTTTTCCATGTTTAATTTATTGAAGATGATGCGCCAATAATACTTTTGCAGTTGCTTCTTATATTGTTGTCTTGTGATATTTACAGCCTGTCCCTTAGCATCAATAGTACCAAATCGAATAGGCATGTAATTATATCTATCGTCTGAAAACTTTGCAATGTCGTTAATTTTTTGAGTAGCTTCCATTGTCTCATCAAACAGCTTAACGGCTGATGTGTAGCGGTTAACCATATCTCTCACAACGTTGTATTGCACAAGTCCCTCTGTATTGTTATTATCAAGCACATCCTCTTCATTTGAAAAGATATAGTTTGCAAACTCGTTTTCTCCGCTACCCTCTTTGTAAAGCTTTACAAGAGAAACAGATACAGACGTAGTTCTTTCTGCATCGTCGAAAACTGAACCTAAGTTTTCAGAACATCCATAAAGTTCTATTAACTCATACAATTCTGATCTTTCTCTCGAATATCTATTCTCGATATTAGAAGTATTGCAGAGAGCTATTATTGTGCAGCGCGCATCGTGACAGATGGCGGTACGATTACTAAGAATGCAAAGGGCATTATTGAGGTAAATGGTGCCAATAGCATGACTGTTTATCTTCGTGGATTGACCGATTTCGACCCAGATGCACCAACATATGTGTCTGGAGCTAACCTCCTTGCAGGTCGTGCAACAGCGACAGTGAATGGTGCACAGAACAAGGGTTACGATGCTTTGTTTGCAGCACATAAGACCGATTATAAGTCGCTCTTCGATCGTTGTCAGCTGACCCTCGGTGATGTTAAGAACAATATTCCAACCCCACAGCTCATCAGCAGCTATCGTGACAACCAGCATGACAACCTCTTCTTAGAGGAACTCTACTTCAATTATGGTCGTTACCTCCTCATCAGTTCAAGCCGTGGCGTATCGCTCCCAGCTAATTTACAGGGTATTTGGAACGACAACAATACACCAGCATGGCACTCTGATATCCATGCGAATATCAACGTACAGATGAACTACTGGCCTGCTGAGCCAACTAACCTCTCTGAACTTCACCACCCATTCCTCGATTATATCTATCGTGAGGCATGTGTGAAGCCTACATGGCGTCGCTTTGCACAGGACATGGGTCACGTGAATACAGGTTGGACCTTACCAACGGAGAATAACATCTATGGCTCTGGTACTACCTTTGCCAACACCTATACCGTTGCTAATGCGTGGTATTGCCAGCATCTCTGGCAGCACTATACCTACACAATGGATAAGGATTTCCTGCGCACAAAGGCATTCCCTGCGATGAAGTCGGCTGTCGACTATTGGTTTAAGAAGCTCGTGAAGGCTGCTGACGGCACCTATGAGTGTCCTAATGAGTGGTCGCCAGAACACGGACCAACGGAGAATGCTACCGCACACAGCCAGCAGTTGGTTTGGGATCTCTTCAATAACACACGCAAGGCGATTAAAGTTCTTGGCGATGATGTAGTGTCAAAGGCATTCCGTGATTCGCTTGCAACCTACTTTGCTAAGCTTGACGACGGATGCCATACAGAGGTGAATCCAGCTGATGGACAGACTTATCTCCGTGAGTGGAAGTACTCTTCACAGTTTAATAACCCAAGCAAAATCGGCGTTAACGAGTATAAGGCACACCGTCATATCTCACATTTGATGGGGCTTTATCCTTGTACACAGATCAGTGAAGATGCCGATAAGACCATCTTTGAGGCTGCTCGTCAGTCGCTGATAGCTCGTGGCGATGGTCATGGAACAGGTTGGTCGCTCGGTCATAAGATAAATCTTAACGCCCGTGCCTACGAAGGTCTCCACTGTCATAACCTTATCAAGCGTGCTTTACAGCAGACTTGGGACACCGGAACAAACGAGGCTGCAGGTGGTATCTATGAAAATCTATGGGATGCTCATGCACCTTATCAGATTGATGGTAACTTCGGTTATACAGCTGGTGTAGCCGAGATGCTCCTGCAGAGTCATAATGATAAACTCGTGATTCTCCCTGCCTTGCCAACAACATTCTGGCAGAAGGGTTCAGTAAAGGGCTTGAAGGCAGTGGGCAACTTCACTGTTGACATTGATTGGGCTGCTGCAAAGGCTACGAAGGTACAGATTGTTTCAAACATGGGTACAACCTGTGTCGTGAAATATACTAATGTAGCAAAGGATTATAAGGTGACGACTGCTGACGGAAAGACGGTTAAGGCAAAGCGTATCAGTAATGACGAAATCAGCTTCCCGACCGTTGCTGGAGGTGAGTATATCATCGTCTCAACAACCCCTAACGCTATTGCCGCTGTCACAGGTAGCCAAGAAGGCACCATCGCCACCGTATGCTATTACAGTCTCAACGGTGCAAAGGCCAACAGCACACCCTCTCATGGAGTCTACATCAAGCAGATGAAGTATAGTAACGGTACGACGTCTACAACCAAGGTAATCAACTAATCACACGTAAAATATCCTACCCACACTCCGGCACAGGCCCGAGTGTGGGTTCATCTAACAACAACTATTATCTTTCATGGATATGAAAACAATCAGAAAAATGGGTCTCCTCGTATCGCTCATGGCCTTAGCACCCTCCGTGCTATGGGCCCAAGCGTGGGATGCGAAGCCCCAAGGCGGTAAGACCTACGTCATCTCTGTGGGCAAGAACACGCAGGACGTGCTCACACCCTTCAAGTACTATTGGGAAAGTGAGACGAAACTTGCGTTCCAAAAGTATATCGAAGGCAAAGACAAACAGAAGTGGAAGCTCGTTGAAGTGCCTAATAAGCAGGACTGTTATCAGTTGGTTAATGCCGAGGGCGAGCTTGCCTTTGACATGGCACTTAATGATCCTAAGAGCACTTCGGGCTACACTTGTATGTGGGATCAGACCATTACGAATCCTAACCAGCAGATTTACATCACGAAGAAAGGCAATGGTTATCAGCTGAGTGCCGTCTCTGGTAGGAATGGTCAGACCTATTATGTGACAACAAGGACGCAAGAAGGATATGACGTCATGTACTGTGTATGGGAAAGAAGCCAGAGTAGCGCTGCCATAGCACACTTCAAAGAGGTGGCACCGGTCGTTATTCCGCAGGCAGCCGACTGGGAGAATGCTACCGTCTATGAGCGCAACAAGGAGCAGGGACACGCTACTTACATGCCTTACCCATCAACGGCTGCAATGAAGGCCGACGGTCAGCGTTATGACAAACCATGGTTGGAACCAACGGGCGCAAACTACCTCAGCCTCAATGGAACATGGCGTCTACGGTGGAGCGAAGGCCCTAAGCCAGTGCTCTTAAGCAAGGACGAGTGTTGGGGCGATGATGTTAACACAGACGGTTCAGCGTGGAGCGACATCACAGTCCCATCTTGTCTTGAGATGAACGGATACGGTAAACCGATGTATGTCAACGTTGACTATCCTTTTGTTGATAAGCAACCTCACATCCTTATGAAGCCGGGCTTGACCAACTCCGTGGGTTCTTATCGTCGCGACTTCACCCTACCTGCAGGCTGGGAGAGCAAGCGTGTGTTCCTACACTTTGATGGTATCTACTCGGCAGCATACGTTTATGTCAACGGACATGAGGTGGGCTACACCCAAGGAGCTAATAATGTCAGTGAGTTTGATGTAACGAGATACGTACATGCAGGCAAGAACAATGTTGCTGTACAGGTTATTCGTTGGAGCGATGGGTCGTATCTTGAAGGACAGGACATGTGGCACATGAGTGGTATTCACCGTGATGTCTACCTCGTGGCAACGCCTAAGACCTATCTTGTCGACCATTATATTAAGTCGACAGTCACACCGGGGTTGACAACTGCTGGGCTGGGTAGTGCGGCTACAACAGTAGATCTTACTGTCTGCAATCGTGATAAACTCGCTGCGAAGAAGACCGTTACTGTGACGCTCTACGACCCAACAGGGGAGGAAATAAAGGCCCTTTCGGCCGATTTCCAGTTTGCTGCTGGCGACAGCGTGATGACGAAGACCGTCGATTTCGGTACTCTCTCTGGCCTTAAACTATGGTCGGCTGAGACGCCAACGCTCTATACCTTCACTTTCAGCCAGTCGCAAGATGGCAACGAGGAGGAGGCTTTCTCTACGAAATATGGCTTCAGGAAGATTGATCTCAGTAAGGGGTATCTTGAGGTGAACGGCCGCCGCACCTATCTTAAAGGGGCTAACACGCAGGACACCGACCCATTGCATGGACGCAGCATCACCACCGACCTTATGTTAAAGGATATAACGATGATGAAGCAGTCTAACATGAATACCGTTCGTACCAGCCACTATCCTCGTCAATCAAAGATGATGGCTATGTTCGACTACTACGGCCTCTTCGTCGTAGATGAGGCTGACATGGAGTTGCATAAGAACTGGGAAGGACCAAAGACCATCATCAACAACCCTAATTGGACAGGTGCTATCGTCGACAGAAACGTACGTAATACGCTCCGCGACCGCAACCATCCGAGTGTTGTCTTTTGGAGTCTTGGCAACGAGAGTGGCTCTGGTCTGAACATTATGGCGGCCTACAACGCTGTTCGTAAGCTCGATAACCGTTATATCCACTATGAGGGTGCAACGCGAGACAATGCTGAGGGCACTGATCTCCACTCTGTTATGTACCCTGCTATGGATGCTTGGCGCAGCGGAACTACGGGTCCTGTGACCGAAGATGTGAACCATCCGAACACGAATAAGCCTTACTTCATGTGCGAGTATGCCCATGCTATGGGTAATGCCGTGGGCAATCTTCGAGAGTACTGGGAGGCTATGGAGGGCTCTCAGATGGGTGTTGGCGGATGTATCTGGGACTGGGTTGACCAGAGCATCTACTCTTACGACGCTATAAAGAACAATAAGCTGACTGAGAATGGGTTCCCTGCTTATATCACGGGATACGACTGTCCGGGTCCTCACCAGTATAACTTCGTTAACAACGGACTGGTCAATGCCGATCGTGCATGGAGTGCTGAGCTTGACGAGGTGAAGCGTGTTTACCAGTGGGTGGGCTTCGACTTGAATACAGAGAAGCGTCAGGTCAAACTGACAAATAAGTATCTTGACCGCAACCTCAACCAGTTCTATCTTAAATGGACGCTCCTTGCTGATGGTAAACCCGTACAGGATGGCACCTTCAAGAACCTGGACTGCGCTGCTGGCGATACACAGACAGTCGACTTGAAGTATAACGCTTCGAAATATGCGAATAAGGAACTCTTCCTTAACATCGGCCTTTATACGAAGGAGGCTACTGACTGGTGTGCCGCTAACTATCCTGTTGCGGAGTATCAACAGCAGTTGGCTCAACGCACAGAGACCCTCGCTAAGGTGGATAACACTAAGGCCGATGCCCTCCACACTACGAAGAACAATGACGGTGGATATACCTATACGAACGATAAACAGAAGGTTACTTTCGACGGACAGGGCAATATCACACTTTGGACTTATGATGGTAAGCAGGTATTCATACCAAACAGTGGACCGCAATTCGACCGCTATCGCTGGATTGAGAACGATGGTCCGATGGAGGCTTACGGCGATGCTCCTACCGACAATGGTGTGACAGCGCAGACGGCTAAGTTCCAACTCGCTGCTGACGGCAAGTCGGCTACGGTCAACGTGAACCAGAATGGCAAGTATGGTAAGGCTTCTTATCAATACACGGTCTATGCGAATGGCACCATCGACCTCACCAGTACGTTTGAAGCACAGGCTGATGGGGTAAGACGATTGGGCTTCACAGTCGACCTGCCAACCGACATGACGAACGTACGCTACTATGCACGTGGACCACGAGCAAGCTATATCGACCGCCTCGATGGCGAGGACTTCGGTCTCTATGAGACGACAGTCAAGGATATGTATGAACCTTTCGCACACCCACAGAGCAACGGCAACCGCATTGGATTACGTTGGCTCACCCTCACAAACAACGAGGGCAATGGGGTGAAGGTAGAGACATCGGGTGATGTTGCCTTCTCTCTGACGCCTTGGACAGAGGCAGAATTGCGCACAGCACGCCACGAATGGGAGTTGCCAACATCTAATCGTGTCGTAGCACACTTTGATGCTATTCAGCAGGGTCTTGGTAACAAGTCTTGCGGTCCAGGTCCATTACCAAAGTATGAGATACAGAAAGGTAAAACCTACTCAAATATCGTGCGTTTCATCCCTTTTTCGGTAGCGGCAGATGATACCGCAAACGGAATCTCTGCCGTAGTAAACTCAGCGACAACAATGGCACAAGTCTACGACCTCTCTGGTCGTAGACTCCCTGAACCTCCTGCTAAAGGATTCTATATTCAGAGTGGAAAGGTTCATGCTAACTAACGCCTTGCAGTCTTCAGTGCCTATGATTTGACTGTAGGGTAGGGGCGCACGTGGTATTCTTCATTCTAAGGAATGGGTACCTCGTGCGCCTTTATATTTCGAAGTGGTAACTAAAAAGGTTTATGAAAAGTATCTTTCTCCTGCGTAGGGAGGGATAATAAAGTAAGCCAAAGCTATAATAATGTGCACTTCTTTCCGTTTTCAAAGAGTGTGCGGAGGCTTAGCTCATGGCGTGTTGATGGTAAACACCATTGGTGCGGAGCCTTAGTAAACTCACAGAAGTCCTCTCTGAAGGAGGCGCGAAAGTATAAAACCCTTGTTATGAAGTAGTAAATAAAAAATATCTTTATTATGAAACAAAAAACTAACTACCTATTTCCTTTAGCCATTATCGGCTTATTCTTCTTCTCTATTGGCTTTGCCTTGGGTATCAACTCTTATCTGATGCCAGTATTAGAGAAGTCAATGCACATCTCTGGTGCAGCTTCAAGTCTGTTGCTTGCAGCGACTTTCATACCGTTCCTCTTGTTCGGTATTCCTGCAACCCATTGCATTAAGGCAATCGGTTATAAGCGTACGATGGCTTTGTCGTTCGCTATCTTCGCAGCAGCCTTTGGACTTTTCATCCTCGCAGCGAAGCAGAACTCACTGACATGGTTCCTCATTGCGAGTTTCGTCAGTGGTGCAGCCAATGCCGTTTTACAGGCATCTGTCAATCCATATGTGACGATTCTGGGTCCGATGGATTCGGCAGCACGTCGTATCTCTTGCATGGGTATCAGTAATAAGTTGGCTTGGCCAGTGACAACCCTCTTCATTACTTTGGTGATTGGTAAGGGTATTGGCGATACGCAACTCACCGATCTTTACATGCCATTCACCATCATCATCGGTATCTTTTTACTCTTGGGTGTTATCGCATTGATGGCTCCACTGCCAGACGTGAAGGCTGCAGGTGAGGATGAAAGTGAGCGTGGCGACGAGGCAGCAGTCAGTTCATACGCTGACGGTAAGACAAGTATTCTGCAGTTCCCACACTTGTTGTTGGGCTGTTTGGCACTCTTCCTCTATGTTGGTGTAGAGACCATCTCGCTCGCTACGGCAACAGGTTATGCACAGTCGTTAGGTTTGGAGGGTGATAACTACGGATTTATCCCTTCTGTGGGTATGATTGTGGGTTATATCTGTGGTGTAATCTTCATCCCACGTTACCTCTCTCAGGCTGCTGCAATGCGTATCTGCGCTATCATTGCCCTCGTTGGTAGTGTGGCTGTTGCCGTTGTGCCAGACCCCGTTATCTCTGTTTATTGCATCTTCTTGATGGCATTAGGCTGTTCATTGATGTGGCCAGCGTTGTGGCCTTTGGCAATGGCAGACCTTGGTAAGTTCACTAAGTCTGGTGCTTCACTGCTGACCATGGCGATTGCCGGTGGTGCTGTGATGCCTTGGCTGCGTGGTGTCGTACAGGATAGCACCTCTTTCCAAACCTCTTACTGGGTCAGTGTCCCTTGTTTCCTCTTCATCCTTTACTACGGACTCGTAGGCTACAAGATTCGGACGAAGAAGGAGGATTGATGTGGAGTTAAGGAGGGAAAGCTGAGGAGTTAAGGAGTTAA